CCGCTGAGGAATGACTCGGACATTTCTGCCTTGAGTCCTTCTTCAACAGACAGAGTGTTTTCTTCTAACCACTCTGATGAAACATACTCAAGATAAGAATCCACTCTTTCGGTGAGTTCAGTCTTGAATTCTGTTACTTGTTCCTCGATAGCAGAAGCATAATTTGCTTCCATTTCTTCCTTGATTGCACCAACCTTTGCGTTGATTGCAGTTTCAAAGATTACTCTTGCTTTCTCTTGGAACTCTTCGGACAGGTCTTCGCCTTGAAGCAGTGCCTTAACATCTTCGTCGATGTCAATTTCGACAACTTCTTCTTCGGTCTCTTCGGTAACTTCCTCAGACTCGCTGAGTTCGCCTTCTACCTTAGAGCGGAGTTCTTCCTCTTCGGTAACTTCCTCCTCTGCAACGATTTCCTGCTCGTCAGAAACTTCAGTCTCTTCTTCTTCCTTCATACCAGCAGGCATTGGATCCGCAGGTTTTGCACCTTTGGTTACAACATCCTTAACTTGCTTGAGGGTAGCGCCAGGAGTCTTAAGTTTTGCTGAATCGTCGTCAGACTTGTAGTTTTCTGGAGTAGGGCCGCCAAGATCTTCTACAGGAATTTGACCTGGGGTTGCAACAGGAGTTGCACTGGTCTCAGGTGCCATTGGTGCAGAAGCGTTAGCATTAACGGCTGTCTTGGATTGAGCAGTGCCTACTTCCATTTCTTGTAAATTTTTACCACGGGACATTTGAACTCTCCGAATTAACCTATTTGTAGTTTATTAAACTATATTTATTTATAAATTAAAGATTTGACAGAAAATCACTCCATAACTGGAGTTTGTGCTCTTCGAGCACCTTCTGATCAACTAAAGTATTTATTCTTTTTTTAGTTTCTGATGCAAACTTTTCACGAAGGATTCCACCTTCCCATACCCATTCTTTTCCTTCCATAATTCCATCTACAAATGCATCAGGTGCAGATGGATCAGCGACGATATCTGCGGCGGTTGCCAACATGAAATCTTCACCAACAACATTGATGCCTTCGTTGTTCATCTTCAATGAACCGACACCACGAGATGAAACTCCGAGTTTTACACCTTCATCAAGAAGAGATTGTGCAATCTTTCCCATTGGGGTGCTGAGAAGTTGCGCTTTACCGTAAATGTTTGAACCTCTTTGCTCAAGTTTCACAATCTTGTGTGATACACGATCGAGGTTAATGGTTGGACCATCGGGATGACCAAGTTCACCAAGTGCTCTACCTTTACTGGTATATGCCTCGTTATATCTGCCAACTTCTTTTGCAAGAGTTGAGATAGGATACATACGACCATTACGGTTCTTGATGTCACCCTGAAGGAAAGTTCCTTCGATATACATTTTTTTCGCAGAACCTTTACCTTCGGTGATAACTTCTACGTTTTCAACTTCTTCTCTGATTAGTTTCATTTGTTTACCCGGTGAATCCTACTTTCATACCTTTTACGTTTGCTGATGATGCAGAAATAATATCTTGTCCACCTTTTTCAAAAAATTCAACACGATCATCTGGTAGAGTTACAGTAGCAGTGCTAATATAACCACCAGTGCTACTCTTAGCGATGCTTACTGTTGCATCGCCACCAGAAAGATTAACAACTCTAACAACAGTAGCGTTGCTCAAATTAGTTGCTGTATTAAGAGCAACCTCATTTCCTGTTCCGATTAATAACGTTCTAAGGCTCATTCTTCGTCTCCAGTTTGAGTTTCTTCTTCTTCGTCCTCTTCGGACTCTACTTCATCAACCACTTCATTTGATTCTTCGTCTCCGAAGATGCTTCCAGCAATTTGTGGTTTCACAGAATCAACTTTATCTGAAGCTTTGGTGTATAAAATCTCTTTGATCTTATCACTTACTTCAGCAGGAGAACTTTCACCTGAAACAAGCATATCCATTAAATCATCCATTTTAAATCAAAAAATTATAAGAACTATTATTTATTTATATTTCGCCACCTTCCGGTGCTTCAGTTGCCTTACCCTGCTTTTCTAAATCTGGTTCATTTATTGGCGCTCCAAGGTCACCACCACCGGCAACTTGATCAACAGGTAATCCTGTTCCTGGATCAATAGGAGTATTTGGATCAGCAATAATACCATCGGCAATCTCTTTCTTGATCTGCTTATCCATTTCTTTCATTTCAGTTTCAGTCTGCTTCAGGATCTTACTTCTCACATAGTGTGCAGAGAAATATTTACCCATATATGGTTCCATTGAAGCAATGACACTAAGTTGCTCAGTTAGTAATTCAGTTTCTTTGAGATCTGAGAAGTGATTATCATAAAGATAATCATATTGAATATGATCCTCTAGTTCTGACCAATCATCAATTGTGATAATATTCTTAAGAATTAACTGGGTCTTCAGCATATCATTGAAGATTCCAGAGAATCTCTTACGCAGTCTACCAACAAACTTAGTGAACTTCAGTTCATCACGCAGAATCTCAGAGGAACGACCAAGGTTAAAACCACCAGCACTATCAAGTCTACTGGAGGGAACGTTCAATGCTTTATAAAGTTTGGTCTGGAAATAATCAACGTCAGTCAATTCTCCAAGGTTTTGTCCACCAGGTAGTGTAGAAATCTCAGTTCCTCTACCACCTTCACGGCGAGGTAACCAGAAATCTTCCAACATTGCCATGTACTTACGGTCATCACGGATTTCTCCAGTGTCCGCATTGTAGACAAGTTTGTTACGATAACGATTCATTACATCACGCAGATATTGTTCTGCCTTGACTTTTGGAAGATTGCCAACGTCAATGTAGAAAATTCTACGCTCTGGTGCTCTGGATAATCTGTAGATAACCAGGGAATCCTCAACCATTCTTAATTGGTTAAGTGCTTTGACAGCTTTGTGCAAATAAGATAAGACTGTTTGCTTATTGCGATCAACCAGACCAGAAGTTACATATGTGATCGAGTCTTTTGCAATCTTAACTGCACCTTTTGTGTCTTTGTTTGGGATTAGTCCACTACCTTTTGATCCAGTGTTTGGATCATAAATGTAATACTCTTCGATCTCAGGTGCTTTATAGTTTTCTGGATCTCCAGGATTTCTTCCATTTCTTGCTACATCAAATGGAGATTGATTATTAGAACCAGTCTTCTCTTGCTTTCTGACTAATCTAATTTTTAAAGGATCAACATATCTAATATCTTGAATTCCTTCTTGTGGTGATTTTAAATCAATTACCTTATGATAAAATACTCTTCCATCAATATACCAATTTCTGAATATCTCATGTGCTTTCCTATCAAAATTCATCATGTTTTTGATAGTTTTAAATTCCTGTCTAATAATATCTTTTAACTTATCAGATGCAGGAAGATTTGATAACTCAATTTCAACAGGTGAGTCATCAAGATCTGAAACAATTGCTTCGTTTACGATATCTTCAATTGCACTATCACACTCAGGGTGTAGACACATCTCTCTGTATCTACGTACCAGGTCCTGCTCAGACTTATAAACTCCCTCGATATCTACGTATTGTCCGTAGAAACCGCTGGAGAGATAAAAATCTGATTTGTCTTCCTCGGTAGGAGGAACTGGGGAGACCAGTTTTTTCTGCTTCTCCCCAGACTCTGGTAACTTAAAACCAAATAATTTAGACATTAATCAAAGTTTGAACTTCTTATCTACTATTTATGAACCTGTTCCTAACTGTGTTGTGCCAGATGGATCAAGAGCATCATACCACTGAACTTGCAGATCAACAGTAAACTCTTCAATCTGATCGCTTGTTTCATAATTTAAGTCAATCGCACTTACATTAGTTGGGAAAGTTCCATAGAATCTGTACTGTTTGAGTACAGGAACTTGAGTATCACTTGACGGAGTATTTCCAGTGACTCCTGATCTTCCTAACTGTCTAACAAACATATCTCTTTGATATGATGTTGGGTTAGTAAGTCCAGCATTATCCTCATGCTTGTTGATGAGGTTCATCCATCTTTCAAATGCAGTTCTGATGCCAAAGTCAACATCGTTGATGACTGTGATGGTCCAGATATCAAATGTTCTGTCACCAGCAACCTTAAGGTTTCTTCCTCTGAAAGGAATATTGATTGCAGCAACATTGGATGCTGGGAGATTCGCTGCTTTTACCAGGAATCTCGCTCTGTCAGTCAATTGACTTCTTGATGTGTCCAGGGGGATAGCAGCTTCGGGGAAGTACAGTTCACACTCAAATAGATTAGGCCTTGCACCGCCACCGATCATTCTACCCTTGAATGAATCAAGGGTCCTATCCTTTGTATTTGGGATATTTAAATTAGCCATTAATTTTTTCCTCTAAATGGTGATAGTGAATTAAACGTTACCGACGACTTCTTCAAAGCTGACCCCGGTGCGAGTGGCAACGAAGGAGAGACCGATGAAGTTAATTGATCTCGCTGGTTTGACGAAAATATCAGCTCTAAACTGGTTAGAGTCAACGATGTCTGGAGTGTTATTGGTCTCGTCGCAGATTACGACGAAATCAGTAATTCCTCGCTTCGCCTTAACATCGCGAAGGAATGGTTCAACAATATTGACAAAGTTGGATCTTGTGATCACATCGTTGAATTCAAAGAGTTGTGCTCTTGCTGCTCTTTCGATTGAATCCTCAATAGTGAGGAACAAGCGACGAACGTTGATTCTATCAAAGGCAGATGCGAATGAAAGTGCGGTCTTATCACCGAAGAGAATGATTCCCGCTCCAGGAGAAGCAATGATTGGATTGATTCTCTTAGGATAGATCAGATCTCTTTGTGCTTGTGATGGATTGTATGCAAGTTTGACAGCGCCATTGATTGTTCCTCTTGATGCACCAGCAGGTGAGAACCAAGAGAACTCATTAATAGATGCTCTGCACATCAGTCCAGCAACGTCTGCGTTACATGGAACATAACGGAATTCATTGTTGAATCTGTCATACATGTACTTGTATCCAGAATCGAATACAGCGTATGAGGATGATGTTAATGTATCAAAGAAGTTAATAACATTTGTCGTTTGAGTATCAGAATCAGATACGTTGACTACACCTGCTCTATGAGGTGAGATGCAAGCGATACAATCTTTTCTGAGATTTGCGATCTCAATCAGTTTGTTTGCTTTTGCTTGTGATTCTTGAATTGTAGATCCACCAGAAGGTCCGTTGATCAAGAAGTTGACAGGATATTCTGCAGGGTTCTTGAGAATATTGTAAGAACTGATG